AACTCCTGTGCTTGTCAGCGAAAGATCCAAACCCATGACATTTCTTTTCACGGTCAAGACATTACTACAATAAATGTGTGGTAAATAAAAAATCTGCTCCGCAAAAAAATATTGTTTCCATTGACAAACAGGGGGCTTGGGGTGATGTTTCTTATTATCATAAACTTGAATGCGGGCATATAGAAGTCCGAAAACGAGCATCAACAGCCCCAAAAATTGCGTGTACTTGGTGTGTTATCGGTGAAGAAAAAGGTAGGGAACTCAAAGCATTAACCATTATTCAACCACCGACACTTGAAGAGGTGTGGGATTTTTATGATGACTCAATAAATGAGGAAGTCAATGTTGCCAAGTTACGTGCTGGAATCGCCAGCGCAATAGGTTGTCCACAGGACAGCATCGAGGTGATATCTGAGGTCGGCGAAGACAACATCCTTCGTGTTAATTATGTGACAATTTTTCTAGATATTGAACTTGCAAAAAAAATTGGAAAATACCAAAAAAACGTTTGATGTTTTATCAAGATGGTTGTAGTCTGAGCCGAAGCCTTAAAATTAATTAAAAAATCGGGGGAAATGTGAAGACTAAGGAAATTACCGACTTTTTTGACACAACAAAAGCCGCTTGTATAGGTCTCAATATTGAAATTTTTTATCCAAAACTGAAACCGCGTCACCGAAAAGTCCCAACCACACAAACAGCAAAACAAATATGTAGTCAATGTGAAGTCGCTGAAGGTTGCTTGGAGTACTCGCTTCATTTTGAACCGCTTGGAGTTTGGGGTGGGAAAAACGAAGTTGAAAGAGAAGTTTTACGACAACATAGAAATATCTTTTTACCCGCAGATCGTCAAGCATCCCACTCTGTACAGAGGTCGGTTAGCGCAGGTCGGGTTGGCAGAATAGTCAACCGATTAGACTTCTTAAATGAGTAATGTTTCCGTTCCTATCCATGTAGATCGGTTTCTTGCCAAATTAAACGGAGTTCGGCCAACAAGTAACGGTTGGGAGGCTCGTTGCCCATGTCGCAACGATGACGAAAATCCCTCGTTATCTATTGGGTTAGGTAACGAAGAAAAGATTTTGGTCACATGTCATCGTGGGCAAGGTTGTTCCGTTGATCAAGTTTGTCAGGCAGTTGGTTTGAAATTAACCGACTTGTATCCACCCAAAAAAGAAGAACGAAAACTTTCTTTAGTTGCGACATACGATTACCGTGACGAAAATGGACAACTTCTTTTCCAAAAACAACGTTTTATAGATCAATGGGGTAAAAAAACTTTCCGACAGCGAAGACCCGACCCCGTCAACAAGGGTAAATACATTTTTTCGTTAGATGACACACCAAAAATTCTTTACCGTTTACCCGATGTTCTTCGCGCTAAAAGTATTGGCGATGTTATTTGGCTTGTTGAGGGAGAGAAAGACGCCGACAATCTAGTCAAACTTGGGCTGTGTGCAACTACCCCACCTAATGGAGCGGGTAAGTGGCTAGATATTCATACACGAGCCTTAGAGGGCGCTCAGGTTTGGATCATCGCAGACAATGACACTGTTGGTAGAGACCACGCCAAGATGGTCAGCAAAACTCTTCAACAAAATGGATGTACTGTTGTTAGTTGGGTTCCTCCAAATAATTATAAAGATGTTTCTGAACTGCTTGGTGCAGGTGGAACCGTTGATGATTTGGTTGAGATGGAGAATGCTGAACCACTTGAGGACATTGTTCAGCACGAAGAAGAAGAACAACAAACAGAAGCAATTATTGAAGCGACGACACCACTTCTAGCGCTTGCCGAACGAATCAATTCATTGTTAGTGCGAGAAGATATTTCGGAAACGGTGCGCCTCACCAAGGCGTCAATGATGATTGGATCTTTCGGGCATGAAGACGAAATTGACAGGGGAAGACTAGTTAATTGGTCTGATTTTTTGTTGGAAGCAGAAAATGATAATTACGATTGGATCATCCCAAATGTTCTTGAACGAGGCGAGCGTGTAATTGTCGTAGCCGCCGAGGGTGTTGGTAAAACTATGCTCGCCCGACAAATAGCAATATGTAGTTCATTTGGTATCAATCCATTTAATTTGTCAAGGATGAACCCAATCAGAACTTTAACAATTGACCTTGAAAACCCTGAGAGAATCATCAGAAGAACTTCATCAAACATTATGGGCGCCGCTAGACGACTTGGATACTTGGATGGGGAACCCGAGTGTCACATTTTGATAAAACCCTCAGGTGTGGATTTGATGCGACCAGCAGATCGCCTAATCATTGAGGAAGCAGTAGAAACAATCAAACCTGATTTAATTTTGCTCGGTCCTATCTATAAATCGTTTGTTGATCCAGGTGGCAGAACATCAGAATCAATCACTGTTGAGGTGGCAAAATATTTTGATATGTTGCGCGATTACTATAACTGCGCCCTATGGCTTGAACACCATGCCCCTTTGGGGACATCTTCATCTACTAGGGATTTACGACCATTTGGTTCTGCTGTGTGGTCACGATGGCCAGAGTTCGGTCTTTCACTCACCCCCGACCCAACTGCTGTCGGCGACTATGTCTACGATGTGCGACATTTCCGTGGTGCGCGAGACTTGCGAGCATTCCCGACTAAAATGAGAAGAGGGAAAGTTTTCCCATTTGAAGTTTTGGAATATATGGAAGCATCTTAATATGGCTGAAAAAGGATTAACAAAAGAATTTCTTGCTGAACGAGATCTACGCATTTTTAAAATGAGGCAGGCAGGCGTCCCTACCGCAGAGATTGCACGCAGGTTCGGTATTGGTACTTCCAATGTTTCTAATTCCATCAAGAGGCAACTGGGCAAATTAAGCCAAGAGGCATTACTCATTTATCCTGAGGTGCTTCAGATGGAACTTGAAAGATTGGACGCCTTACAGTCGGCAATCTGGCCGCTCACACAGCACCGTAAAACAAAAATGGATGATGGCACCGAAGTTTCAATAGAGCCAGATATTAAAGCGGTGGCGACTGTTCTTTCAATTATTGATCGGCGAGCAAAACTGCTTGGCATGGATCAAACGAATGTGAATGTTCAGATGGATGTCCGTGACGCATCTCCCCTTAGAGCGGTTTTGGCTGGCGCACCGGGTGTTGTTCAGGCTGAAAAATTTGATTCAGAAGCAGAGGCAAAGAAACTTCTCATGCTTATGGGCGATGCGGGGATTATGCCTCGGGAAACTATCAAGGAATTGCTTGGCGATTTTCCTGCGCTAGAAGACGGCGAAAACGATATTGAGGACAATGAAGAGTCGGTATCTGAAATAGATCCCGTCTAACTTTAAACATCATCTCTGTAAAATATTTCAAATCCACATTCCATCACGGCTGATGCAAGTGTGCCAAAGTAAACTTCTCTGTCCATAGATGGATCTATTGGTTCTGTTTTGATTTTCAGCGATGCTTTAAGTGCCGCGGGGTATTCAATATCTCTCATGACCTTCCCACCGTCAAACCAAAGAACATCACCGAAATCAACTTTCCTCCCTAGTTGCACTGTGTAAGGCATGGCAACAAATGTGTGGTCATCGCTCTTCAGGTGAGTAAAAGATAGGCATTCAGCAACTGGAGAATTTTTTGTTGCAAAAAGTTGTGCAAGATTTTTGCCCTGTGTGTCTGCGGGCGACATTGAGCAATATCCTTCCGCTGCAAGCGTAAATTCTGTAATTCCCCATCCCCGTCTTATAATCACTGATGCTTCTATCACTGATTTAATTCGGTCTTCTTTGGGTGTCATAAAAGTATTTTTGAGTTGGATTACTGTTGCTAGTTCATTATTTCTCCACCCAAATATGTTTATATTTAAATCTGACCCTATTCCATCTTCTTCTATTAATGCAATTTTTGCTGTTTTAATAGATTCAACACATAGCGCTATTTTGTCTAAATCTGTCTCGTGGAAACCTGTGTACATACTAGAAAACCTTACTTCATCATAAACTCACCAAAATAATGGGGTTACATTTGGGGCGCAAAGTTTGCACTAAGGTTTTTATATGACATCAAAACAATCAAAGCAACCTAGTAAAAAGAAGGCTCCTGTAAAAAAAGCCTCCACCAAGAAAAAGCCTGCTGCTAAAACGGCAAAAGATAAACCTCGTACTGAGATTCAGGAAAAACTTGAGCAAGCGAAACCAACCTTCGTTAGCGCTGACAATTTCTTGAAAGCGGCTGCATCAACTTCTTCCTCTCTGGTGAAAGCAAATGACGTCAAATCGTCATCAATTCGTAAAAGAATGCTTGCGTGGTTTAAGATTTACAAGTAGTATTGTCCCCCATGAGGGGACTTTGAGGGGATATTAATGACTGACTTAATTAGTGGGCTGCCCATAAATACAGACCCCAATATTCTTGTCGGTGATGTTCGCGGAACTTTGGCTTCTGTGTCAGATAAAAGCATTCACTGTGTAGTCACATCTCCGCCGTATTGGGGTTTGCGTGATTACGGAACAGCAACTTGGGTTGGTGGTGACCCCAACTGTTCCCATAAGCGTGACAGCAAATTCAGCCCAAGTTGCTCCACAGGACAAAAACTTTTAGAAGGTGCAATTGGTGACGGAATTTATAAAGTTCAATGTCATCGTTGTGGTGCAATGCGTGAAGATAGCCAACTTGGTTTAGAGCCGACAGTAGATGAATATGTTGAGCATATGGTTCAAGTTTTTCGTGAAGTTCACAGAGTTCTACGAGACGATGGGACTTTGTGGCTGAACTTAGGTGACTCGTATGCGGGAAGCAACGGTAACGGTTGGAAGCAAGCGATTGCTACAACGAATGCTTCAAACGGTGGTGGGGAAAACGAGATTTTTAGAGCAAAAAACGGTAGAGATGACGGCGATTTGAAGCCAAAAGATTTGGTTGGTGTTCCATGGCGTGTGGCTTTTGCGTTGCAGGCAGACGGGTGGTATTTGCGTCAGGATATTATTTGGGCTAAACCGAATCCGATGCCTGAATCGGTGCGAGATAGATGCACGAAGGCGCACGAGTACATGTTTTTGCTCACTAAAAAATCTCATTATTTTTTTGATAGCGAAGCAATTAAAGAACCAGCCAAATATGCTTATGATGATAGGGGGTCTCGTGCAGATAGCCGCAAGGAAGCAGGGATATCAAACGCAATGCACGGTTCAACAGGGGCATTTAGAAATAAGAGGTCGGTATGGACGGTAACAACAAAACCTTTCAAGGGTGCACATTTCGCTACATTTCCACAGGACTTGATAGAGCCCTGTATTGCGTCTGGTACGAGCGAGAAGGGTTGTTGTGCTCAATGTGGCTCACCAGTAGTGAGACAAGTGTCAAGGAAACGGATTGCACGCAACGAGTTGCCGACGGACGATCCGAGGTATCGCCCGAACGATTACAACGGCGCGTATGGGGAAATAAATGGAAAAGGGGACGCAGGGTTTTCTCAAACAGACACAATTGGTTGGGCTAAAGAATGTAAATGCGACACCAAAGAGGTTGTCCCTTGTACTGTTTTGGATGTTTTTTTTGGCGCTGGCACAACAGGTGTTGTGGCGCAGAGACTTGGTAGGTCTTATCTTGGGTGTGAGTTAAACCCCGAATACGCTTTGATAGCAACTGAGCGTTTAGCAGATGAACGAGAAAAAAACAGGCTTTTAAAGGAAGCAGAAGAAAGCCAGCCTTCTTTATTTGAGGTTCCTGAAGATGATGAGTAAATGTTGTATGCTTGACTTACATAGTTAACAAGAATTCTCTTTGACTTGGAGGTCAAATAATGTCAGCATCAGCCCCACTTCTTCTCCCAATGACAGTCACAGGCGCTTGCGCAACAACTTCAACAGTTGTCGCTCGCACCCCTGTCGCAGGTCGTGTCCGTGGAATCACAGTTGCGGTTGGTACTGCTCCTGTTGGTTCGACACTCAACGGAACTGTTCGCAAGGCAACAGCCTCAGGAACAGTTATCGGAACTTGGTCAATCGCAGCCGCTGGAACTTCGGCAGTCGCAACAATGTCAACAACAGATGGTGCTGATGAACTCGCCGCCGACGACTTGGTTCACCTCGTGGTCGCTGCTGTAGGTTCAGGAACTGCTGGTTCAAACTTGACCGCTCTTCTTCAGATTGATCAGTCAGCAGACCAAGACGGTTCAGATGTTGTTGCAGTAGCAACACTTCGTGGCAACCACCCAGGTGGCGTAGTTTCCTGATTTTAAGTAAGTAAGTAAAAGAGAATTAAACCCGACAAACATTTAGTCCCCCACTTCCGTGCAGGTCGGTGGGGGACTAATTGTATTTACGGGCGTAGAAATGTTATAGCGACTCTCTCGCTTGCTCTTGCAAGCAAAAACAATGCTTCGGTTTGTGTATGTGTTGAACACCATTCAGAGATTTCTGTATCGGTAATAAGTTCCAAATATTCACAAAAGAATCTTGCCCTACCGCATATAAATGGTGGCACTCCACATTCTTCTGCTTCCATGAAGCCTTCTGCTAAAAGTTTTTCTTTAGCACCACACGCCAAAAGTATTGCGCCCCATATGTCTATTTCTTTTGTGTAGGGGTCGTAGGTTGCGTGGTTGGAGAACCCATGTTCTTTTATGTAATCAATAGCCTTGTCGTAGATCCCGTCAGCCCCAAGTTGTTTTAAAGTTGGGAACATTATTTAATCGGACAGGCACCTGTTGCGCAGTCGTCAAGTGATAATTCTGAACCTGTCGCCTGACTTAACGGTAAAGATGGATCAATTTTCTTCACAAGGGCATCATAGTCGGCTTGGCTGATCTGCTCATATGGAGGAAGTGGGAAGTTATGGTCTGCGTGCAGAAGGAATGACACCGACTTGACGCCAGTATCATAATTTTTTGACAACCAATCTTTGATTGATTCAAGTTCTTCTTTCCTGTAATAAACAGTTACAGATACGGCGTTGTCTGCCCACTCCGTCTGCATCTTTTTTACCCATTCAAGTTGCTCTACGGCAGTCATGTTCTCGGCGAGTACAGCGTTATCTGGTGACTTGCATGGGAACTCAACGACATAACGACTGTGGTCTTCTCTGCCGTCAATACCGATATCCCAAACAACTTTATGTCCTCGCGCACGCAAGCCCGCCACAAGGGCGTCAGACGCACCAAAACGCACTCTACGGATGTAGAAAGGTGCGAATGCGGGATGAATACCTGGCGTTATACCTGGAAGCAATGAGAGCGTTCCTGATGGTTGAACTGTGGTGAGTCTGACCGAACGGGGAAACCCTTTTTCCTTTGAATAGTCAATATCAAATTGGTCAAGGTGACGGTACGCCTCATCTAGCCAAGAAACTTGCTCCTCAGAAGCCTGCAATACACCAGAGATGCTTTGTCCTAGCCGTGCGTTCTTTGCAACAATTGCATTCGTTTTTGAGTAGGGATACGCAAGACGGGTGATTTGTTTCTGAACCATATAGAGAAGTTCCGATATTTCTTTGAATTGTTCAATGTCGCAGATGTTTGGCAGGAATATGGTTGACAGATTGCAGGATTCACCGTCACCTAAACCAATCTCTGCGCATGGATTGAAGCCTTCAATTGTCTTGTCAGGTCTTTCCTCTTTGAGGCGCCCAAACTTGCGGGCTAGACGACGGTTTACGAGACCGTAAGGCTCTCCACCGCCTGTATAGCCCTTCCATAGTTCAGGCATGATGTGGTCGTAGTAGTCGGCATAGATGCTGTTGTTTGAGTTGGCTCGGTAGCCAGGTATATCTCCCGAAGCCCAATTTTTTGCTCGCAGAAATAGCACATCGTCGGGGTCACCAATAGCAATCTGTGCTGAACGACGAGATGAACCCGATACGACTACACGCCCAATGATGTTGCAGATGTCAAGGACATCAATTGAGCGAAGTTTCTTCCCTTCACGCGCTTCCATCACTTGGCAGATGTCTGCAATTCCGTCAACGAGTGCTCCGGGTCCGCTTGCCGTACCTCCGAATGTTTTGAGGGGTGCACCAAATTCTCGGATAAGAATCGTTGAGTACGAGAATGATTTACCCGTATCAAAATATGACTTCAACACGCTGTGTAGAAGGCGTCGCCATCCCTGTCGTGAGTCAGGAACAATAATGTCTGCGTCGTTTGAACGGTTGTGAGTAATTTTTACATTGGGAAGAACCTTCGGAAGGTCGTGGATCTTTGCTCGCTCTACCGAGAAGCCGACACCACCGCCAAGCATGAGATGATCAAAAAGGAACTCAAAGTCCTCTACTTTTTCTATGTTAACGAAGTAACAGTTATTAAGTGAAGCAGCGTTGAATTGTTTGATTAAAGGCGTTCCAAGTTGCCAGAGAGCACGACCCGAAAATGAACCACGAAGATTGAAAACGTGGTCATACAATTTTTCTGCTTGTTCTTGAGTAAATGGTGTTCCAATTTCAATTGCCCCATTGACACAGCGTTGAACCGTCTCTACCCAAGTTTCATTGCGGTTCTGCTCTTCTATGCGTCGTGAATATGTGCGAAGGTAGACGACCTCTCCTAGCCCATTAAATCCCCAAGGAGGTGTCTGTGTTTTGTATTGGTCTACGAATTTTTGGGACAGACGAGAAGTCATTATTATTTCCTTTTTTAGGGCGTAAGGCAATATGGGTAAAGAACCATATTACAACACCCCGCATTTTCAGTAAAAGGCTAATTACGGGTAAGGTTATATTTTCTGGCTTCAGCCAACGAGATTATTTGACCTTTGACAAATTTGCGTACTTTTGCGGTGACGCCAGCAGAAACTTCCTCAAGAGTGAAGAAATCTTCTTCTACGCGGAATGTTTGCTTGTCGTCTAATGATTGAAAAATACCCAGCCCGAGAAGTTTCTCAGGCGGTTTATGCCCTTCGGGTGCGCAATTACCAGTTGGATGCCCACAGACGATGCACGGCTCTCCTGTGGCACGGAGAATTTCTATATCGCCGTAAATGTATTCAGCCATGATCAAGGATACATCTTTGTCGTAAAAGGAAAAGGAGCACCTTACGGTGCTCCTTAGTCGTTCCCTCTATGCGGGGGGCATAGATTTTGTGCTCCCAATGTTACTTCTTGGGTGCGAACTTGTTTTCTGACTTCATTGCTTTCATTTCCTCTGTAAAGAGTTCATCAAATTCTTTGCTGTATCGTGTCTGGAGAACAAATGATGCCCGTCGTTTTGCTTCGTTGCGACGCTTTGCTTCAATCTTCCGAAGTTCGGCTCGTCGTTCACGCTCTTCTGCGGGAAGTGGTTTGCGACCTCGGCTGACGCCAAGTTTCTTTTTAAGTTGCTGATATGTAGTCGTAGCCATTGTGGGCTCCTTCTCTTTCTGTCTAGTTGTTTATGTATTTCTTACAAAAGAGAGACTAACTAATATCTTCAGGAAAAACAACTTGTTTATTTAAAAAATATTTAATATGTTTTTTGCTTGTCCACAAGGCTTATATCGTAAGGGTTTTAGGAGGGTTGTTAAACCCCATTTATGGGGGCTACACTTACGGTATAAATAATATACCTACAAACAAATACTAAAGAAAGAGAAGCAATGAAAACATCTTTAATAATTCCACCAACGGTGATGAATCTAGAAGAAGCGAGACAACACTGTCTTGAATATGACGCTGTTTTAACCGCAGGTCCACACCAAGACGAGGTAAGTGATTTCAACCACCCTATTCATAAGGTCGTTCAATTTAGCGACACCATGTATCAGGAGAATGGCGGACCGACCTTTGAAGATGTGGTTGAACTTATAGAGTTCGGTGCAGGTGTTCCTAAACTATTGGTGCATTGTCATGCGGGTATTTCTCGTTCAACAGCAACAGCGTGGGGGGTAGCAGTAGCAAATGGCAAAGATCCATTGGAATCATTTCTACACCTACGAGATAAACACCCTCAAGAAAAAGGATATTTCGGTTACGGGAAGCGACCCTTCGCACCAAATATTCTGATCGTGAAGCATTTAGATCAATACTTCAATCTCGGTACGACTTTGTTAGAGATTCGCAACAAGTATTCGCAGAGAGGTTGGTAAAACAATGAAAGTTTTTTGGAACAAAAACTACACATCTATCAAATACGATTTTGATACATCAAGAAAATCGGACAACATTGTCAATTTAATTAGCAAAACAATTTTGGAAACCCCTGAAAAAGTTCGTGTGTTGCAGGATGTTCCAACGATAGAGATAGTTGACCCCGAAAAAGCAACCGACATCTCAAAGACTGAACAACTAATTAACAGGTTGCTACATCCTCAATATGTCAAGGCATTAAAAACCAATGACAACCCACGACTATCACAAAGTCAAGGTTTTGAATGGTGTCCAAACACATACAAGTTCGCGCGGGCACACACGCACGGATTGATCGCATCGGTTGATCAGGTCTTAGCAAATGGTGGAAGAAGCGGAAGTCTCTCGTCGGGTTTGCATCATGCATCAAAAACTAGTGGCGCAGGGTTTTGTACGATCAACGGCATAGCACTGTCAGCAATCTACGCATACGAGCAAGGTCTTGAACCTATAGTTTTAGATTTTGACGCACATTGCGGTGGTGGCACAATGGACTTTTTGAAAACTTTTAATGGCATTTTACAGACTCAAAATGAGATTTCAGGCAAATCAATACCCTTAATCCGTCACATTGATTTATCAACCAACTATTTTGACGAATACGACATTGATGTCAATGAGTCTTGGGCGAATCTACATGTTCTTGATTGGGAAGAAGATTATTTAGACGAAGTACAAAAGTCTCTTGCATTAGCGGAACCTTACATTACTGACAAAACTGTGTTTATCTACAACGCAGGCATTGACCCGATAGGTTCTCATGGGATAGATCAGGAAGTGATAGCGCAACGGGAAAAGATTGTTTCGGAGTTTATTGGTGATAACAAGGCTATTTTCGCGTTAGCAGGCGGGTACTCAGGCATGTCAACATCACGAGACGATGTAGCAGAGATGCACCTCAAAACGATTTACGGTTGGTCATGGCAGACGAAATAATCCACGGACTTTACGCCACCTACACGAATACCAAATGTAGGTGTCCTCTGTGCAAAAAAGCCGCGGCAGAATATATGCGTGGTTACAGAAAAACCGCTACAGGTAAGTCACAGGCGCGGTTCCATCAAATTGTCGCTAACAAACGGTCACAGATTGCCATCAATTGGGTTAAAAAAAATCATCCTGATCAATGGGATAAGATATGTTCCCAAGCGTTAAAAATTGTTGAAAAACAAGAAAGAGAAGGGTGACATGCCTGGTGTAGGAAATATTTATGGGTCTAATGGTATGGAGAACCGTTTTGATGACTTTGTGGAAGAAACCAACAAAAAGATTGAGGAACTTGAGTCAAGAATTCGCTTACTTCAGACGGAATTAGAAAAAATTAAAACAGTAAAAAACATAACCAATGTGGTCAATCAGGAGATGAGAGGTTCTCTTGGTGCGACGATCAAGTCGGTTGGCGATATTGTCAAATAGCGCTAGATATATCTAGTAATCTAGGTAGATGCTTGAAAAAACATCTTTAGCGGAAACAGAATTTAACACTCTTTACAACAACCATACACGCAGGCTACAAGATGAAATCGCCTCGCTTAAATTAAAAATTAGCGAACTTCAAAGTCAAATAAATTGGTTGGAGCGAGAAAACTCCAAATATTTATAACCTTCTATTGTTTTGCTTTTACAACTCCGTCAGGAATGACGGCGAACCTACATTTCCCTTCAGGGGCTACGGGAAGTGAGATTATCTTACAAACAGAACCGCCCTCATATAGAACACAATTAGAACACTTGACACCTATTTGCGCCACCTCGTTTTTTGATGGATCGTCGTAGCCAGCCCACACACCTGTGTAATCCTGATTGAATTTCCCGTACCGCTGAGTAATTTGCACCAAGGCATCCGCAAGCGCTTTTTCTTCAGGGTGAAGATTGGGCATCATCGGTTTTGTCATGCTCACAACCCTCACTGGGAGTCTTGACATCAACATTTCTATAATTGATTTTTCAGTTTCCATTTATTTTGTTTCCTTTTTGAACTCTGCCCAAGTTTTATCTCCGACACCATAATATTCTCTGGCGTTTCCTGATTGAATAATGTCAATATTTAGGCACGCTGTTTTGGGGTCATCAATTTTGTCTGATGAATAAATTTTTGCAAGGATGCGACCGTACTTGTCGTTCTTGTCTGGAATTGTGTTGACAAAAACCCATTTGTGATTGTTCAGCCAGTCTTTGGTAAAGGACTTTGACTTCAAACCCATTGCTTTTTCTTCAAGGTTTCTGGTTCGTGATTCTGGCGTATTCACACCATATAAACGAACACGGATTTTGTGATGGATTTTGAAACCAAGGTCAACCATCAGGTCTATGGTGTCACCGTCAACTACTTTGAGCACCGTGGCGCCATACCAAAATCTTTCCACGGCTAATCCTTGTCCTTAGAGTTCTTATATCGTTCAAGCATCCGTTTGCCTTTAGCGGCTAATTCCCTAGCATCATCAGCATTCTGTGGAACCGGTTCACCCCAAGCCGCCGCTGAAAGAGCAAGCCGAGTTGGGCGACCTTTTTCATCTTTCATAGGACCAGAAGGATTGGTGAAGAACCGTGTAAGGAATGATCCTTTACGACGCATCTTCTCTGGTGTGTCAGCAGGACCCTTGACACCCGGCTTCAAATTAGACCCCTCTGTCCTATTGAAGTGCGCACGACCCGCTGCAGTCAAACCACCTTTAGGGTCTCTCAGTGGCTCATCGGACTTTTCTTCAGTTGCTTTCTCATTCTTTTTTGGACGCATCTCCAACATTTCTTGCATAGTCTCTATCTCGTTTTTTTGTTGATAGATAATAGAGAAAGCCATAAATGTAATGTCGTCGTCCTTTGTTGTTTTAAGAACTTCGTTGGACATCATCACACCCATTTCGTGGTGCTCAATCATGTCAACAAGAAATTTATGTTCTTCGGGTGTTAAGGAATTGTCCACGGATTAATCCTTTTTATGGCTGTGCTTTTTATCCTGCTTGGCGCTAGTGATGGGTCCACCACTCACCCACGCCCTGCATGTTCTCTTGGCGGCACACTTGAAGTCAAACGCTTCGCAATAGCCAAGTTCACCAGCGGAATCAATCGCTCCCCATTCATCTGCGCGTTCGCCACCAGTTACACCAGTCTTAATGCACGATTTCATTTCGGGTGTAACGATAAACATGACACAGTTACCGCATCTTTGTTTCTTTGCGGATGCTGTATCTACATCCCATTCTTTTGCAATTTTCCCCCAATATTCTTCATTGGGTTCAGCGGGATTTAGCGGACCATACATTGCGCCCTTAATTGCTTTACCTCTATTCGCAAGGTTAAGCGCAACATCTTTAGTTGCTTTCGGGCATTGTTTATCGGCTTTGACGCGAACAGAAATCTGTTGCCCAGCCAAAATGTCAGAGAATTTCATTGTTCCTCATTATCTCACAAAACACAAAACCCCCGCCCCAACCTTTCGGCTAGAGCGGGGGCTTTGTGAATTACTTAGTGATTACGATGTTGGAGCCGCATCAAAACTTACCTTCACGAACGACTCTGGTCGCTTCACAGCGAGAGCGAGGCGTTGCTCGGCAAGGATTACGATTGCGTTGCGGACGAAGAAGTCTGCATGCTGTTCGCTCACTCGGATGCTTGGTGATTCACGGTCGTAGATTTGTGCTCCCGTACCGAATGCACCAATAAGTGCTGTACCTTCAGCAATTGCTGGAGTGTCCACTACTGGAATCCTCCACAAGCGCTGTTCGCCACCCATTGCAACAGAGACTGCTACGACGTAAGCGCCGTTGCCATCTTTGCTGAGTTCAATGTCTTCCCAATCGTTCGGGTTAAGAACGATACCCGATGGCTCGTAGTAAGCCAAGAAGGAAAGGGTTGCGGCACGACGGACTGCGTCAGCCTTGGTGTCAGTCTGACCTGCTACTGCTGAGTATGTGCCATCCGACCAGTTATAGGTTTGTACGCCCGGTGTATTCAAGATACCTCGGAGGTTTTCGCCTGAACCTGAACCGTTCAAGATTTGTGCATCTTCCTGCAAACGGAGACCGTACATCAACTCGTTGTCAATGATTGAGCGTAGTTGTGGCTCATCAGCAAGAACGTTGCGGTGTGCGGCTTCCCAGTGTGCCATTGTGCGAACAGGAGCCTGCTCACCAACGAAGGTGAAGGACGACTGTGGCTTCGCACCGAAGGCATCGCCTGAACGCTCAGATACTGCTGCTGCGTTGTTGACGAAACCTGTCATACGGAAGTATTCAATGATCGCAGCGTTCGTGGTGCGGCTTGGGAACAAGTCACGGACACGCTTCGTGCGCATTGGTGGGATAACCATTGCATCGCGTTGGATGGTTCCAAACGAGCCAGGTGTACCTGTTGGAAGTGCCGAGTACAGATCTTTTACGCTGTAATCGCTACCTGAACGGTATGGGCTTGGCATGTTTGCTGAACCGCTTGCGAGCAACGACTTGAACTCTGCTGAAGCAAGGAATGCTTCGCCGATTGTCTTTGCACGCATTGGCTGTACTGCGTTTTGCAATTCGGCAGTTGCATAAGCCGAAGCCTGTGCTACTGAATCTTGTGGTTCTGAAGCCCATTTGTCGGCATCGCGCATTGACTCAAGGCTCTCAACGAGTGACTTGATTTCGCGGATGTCTGACATGTTCTTGTCAAACGCTGTCTTCTGTTCTGCTGATACGACCACGGTGCCATCTTCAATTTTGAAGTTGTCTGCGATCTCTTTATTTTCTGCCATCTTGGCGCGCATTGCGCTTTGAAGTTCAGTTAAACGACTGTTGTCAAATGACATGATTTTCACTCCTAGTGAATTGGATTTTGTTGGTGATTACTTATTTTTTATTATTAAGACTTCGGTAAGCACCTAGTCCAGTTACATTTACTGTAATACGAGAATAACATCAAAGTAACATCAGAAATGCAACCCCCATGATTGGGTTTACTTTGAGCGATATCGTTTCACAACTTGTGGGCAACATTTTTCGGCGTACTTGACTCCGTATTCGCCGTCGTCAAATCCTGCTCGTTTCTTCTTCATTTTGCGGTTGCGCCACGGGTGGTCTAGTGGAAGCAAATCATTGTCATCAAAATAT